AACACATACTGCATGTAATGGAGGAGCAACTAAAATAATATTATCTGAAGCTCATTCTATAACTATTTTTCCTAATGGTTTAGGAGGAAAAAGTATGAAATATTTATTAGATTCTTATTTTGGTTTAGATAAAACACAAATTAAAAAAATTAAAAGTTTAAAATCTAGATGGGTTTCTATTTTTAGAACTTTTCCAATGGCAATTTTAAGTGAAAGAGAAGCATATGTTATAAATAATAATAATGATGATTAATTTTATTTTTTAATAAATGGAGGTAAATTTTTTGAACCTTTTATTTTTTGTTTTAATTTAATTTGTTTTATTAAATTATTTTTATCTATTTCATTTACTGTTAAAGGAGTATTTTTATTTACTTTAATAGTTGGTCTATATGTTGGATATCCTGTTTTATTTGAAACTAAAGGGTTTATATTAATCCAATCTTCTTTAAACCATCTTTCTAAATTTTTAGGTTTTTTATCATCTATATATTCACCTCCATTAATTTTATACATACGTGTTATATAACCACTTTTATATGCACTAGATTTATCATATATTTTATCTGCATTTTTTTTAATTTTTTCATATAAAACTTTATCTTTTGGAATAGGCATATATAATATATTAAAATAAAATAAAATAAATTAAATTAAATTAAATTATTTAATCAGTTTTAATATAATTTGTATTAGCTGTATTAGAACTAGTTCCCATTTCTTTAACATCATTATTTAATTCTTTTAAATTATTTGAATATTTATCAGTTAAAAATATATTCCTTAACATACTTGAACCAATTTTTTTACCAAATATTTTATTGAGGGAACGAGTTATATCATTACTATTTTTATATTCATTACCTTCAAAATCTACTAATAAAGGTACTGATATTTTTTTTTTAATTTCTTTTTTTAAAGGGTGAAATTTTAAATATACTTTTATAATTTCATTTAATTTATCATTAATTGGAACTACTTGTTCTTTATATGTTTTTTTTGTTTTATAATTTTTAAAAATAAAATTTTTATTTAATAAATCAATATAATTATTATTTTCTTTTATTTCAGGTAAAATATTACTTGCTATATCTGGTACATATTTAGATACAATATTCATCTTTAAATAATCTAAATTACGCCTAGGTGGGTTTAATGTATATAAAGATAATATTAATAGATTAAATAATTTATCATATTGTTCTTGATTAATAGATTTTTTATTGATTATTACAGGTAAAATATTTTCTAATTCTTTTTGTTTTTCTAATACTTGATCTTGAGAAATCCAATTCTCATTTTGTGATTCAGATTTATCATTATTATTTTTTAAATTATTATTATATTCTAATAATATTTTATAGTATTGATCATATAATTTTTTTAATTTTGGTTCTTGTTTTAATAATGATACTATTGAAATAATATATGTTCTTCTTGTATTAGGTTTATAATCTTTAATTTTATCCAAAATATTTTCAGTATTTTTTAAAAATTTTAGATTTTTTATTTCTTTTCCATCATTTAATCTAATTAAATTTTTTGTATATAAATTTAATGATGAAGGACTAATTAATTTAGTATTTAAATTATCTAAAACTGACATTTATATATAAATAATAATTAGATTATTTTTTTTAAAATCTAAATGTTTTTTTTAATAAAATTAATTATTTTATTATATATATATATATGAGTCAAATTTTATCTGAAGTATTTTATACATTCTTAATTACAAGCGTAATAGGTTTAATAATTGCAGTAGGTAAGATGTGTTATAAATCTAAATGTTCAGAAATAAATTTTTGTTGTATAAAAATAACTAGAAATATAGAAGCAGAAGTAAAAGAAGATATTGAATTAAATAATAAAGAATCTGAATCAGAATCTAAAAAATAAATAATATAAAAAATTTTAAAATATTTAAAAATAAATGAGTATAAAAGAATATAAAGGAGTATGAGAGATTATACAAAAGGTAAAATATATAAAATTGTCTGCAATATAACAAAAAAAATTTATATTGGTTCTACATGTGAGAAAACATTAGCAAGAAGATTAGCGAAACATGTAAATTATATTAATTTTTATATAAAAAATAATAAAATTATTAACATATCATCATATGATATTATTAAAGGTGGTGATTATTATATTGAATTAATAGAATTATTTCCTTGTAATTCAAAAGATGAATTATTTACAAGAGAAAGATATTATTTTGATTTATTTGAATGCATTAATAAAAATAAACCTATATCAACAATAAATGATAAAAAAGAATATGAAAATGAATATATAAAAAAAAATAAAGAAAAAATAAAAAATTATTCTATTGAATATAGAGAAAAAAATAAAGATATATTAAAAGAAAAAAATAATGAATGGGTTAAAAATAATAAAGAAAAAATAAAAGAATATCATATTATTAATAAAATTAAGTTAAATGAAAAAAGAAAAGAATATAGAAGAAAAAAAAAAGAAATAATATAAAAAATTTTAAAATATTTTTATATATTATATATATATATAATATATGAGCGTATCAAATTATATACTTAATCAACGTATAAGCAATTTACAATATGAAATAGATAATTTAGGTCCTGATATACGTCAAAATTTAGATAATGTTTTATTTACTGGAAATAGTACTAATTATCAATCAATTATTAATAATGATAATTCTTTTTTATTAAATACTAGTTCTAATAATAGTAGTTTAACATTAATAGATAATTCAAATAATTCAATTTTATCTGCTAATGATTTAACATTTAATGGTGTGAGTGTTTTAAATCCTCCTACAATTAAAACATTAATTAATATTATTTCTACTTCTGATTTTAACATTATTACTCCTAATGTATATTATACAAGTGCTTATAAAAATGGTATTGTTTATTTAATACCTAATATATCACAAATTAGTATTACTTTTTTAAATTCTTTATTATCATATGAGGTCGCTGTTTTAGTTGATATTCCATCTGATTCTGATTATTATTTTAAAGGTATATGGACTAATTTAAATAATAATTTTATATCTCAACAAGTATATTTTAGTTGTGATATTAATTCAAAATTAATTTTAAATGTTCCTTTAGGTTTAACAGTAGGTAATTATATATTAAATTTACCTAGTTTTAGTTATATTGTTAGTTAGGGAGGATTTAAAGAACTATTTTAAATATATTTAGAAATATAATATATAATATATATTATAAAATGAATGAAAATAATAATGATAATAACGTTATAATTATTTATAAAACTTATACACCTGCACAAAAAAAAGCTAATTTAAAATATAAAACAAATAATATTGAACGTATTAATACATTAGCTAAAAAATACTACGATAAAAATAAAAATGATCCTGATTTTATTCAAAGAAAAAGAGAATCAGCAAGAAAATATTATTTAAAAAGAAAATCTAAATTAAAAGAATTAGAAGTTAAAAATGAATGAGGTGAAACAGACGATATATTAAAAATATTTAATTATATTTCTAATATATATCTATTTAAATATATAATATGTCTATATATTATAGAATGGATTTTTTAAATTTAAAAATAGAAATGAAAACAAAATGTGTTTTCAATGAATTAAGATTAATTGAGATTATAGATGAGAGTATATTAAATAAATTAATTGCATCTGATCTATTACAAACTACTAGTTGGAGTATAGGGAATATAACATTTGAAAATGAAAAAGAACAACTTTTAAAATTAAAAAGAAGAAGTAAAAAAAATAAATTAGAAGTTAAATATAATAAATTAAAATATAATTTTGGTCGTGTATATCCTTTTGGTGGTTTAAGTCTTTGTTCTTTAAGAAGAGAAATAAGACAAACATTATCATATGATCAATATGTTGATATTGATATGGAAAATTGTCATCCCGTTATACTCTTACAGATATGTGAAGCTAATGGAATTGAATGCAGGTATTTAAAAAAGTATGTTAGATCAAGAAAAGAAATTTTATTAGAAGTACAAGAAAAATATAATTGTTCTAGAGATATAGCTAAAAAATTATTTTTAAGATTATCATATTTAGGTGGGTTTGATGGATGGTGTGATGATAATAAAATTGAATCTAGAGACAAATTAAAATTTATTCAAGATTTTACTAATGAATTAAAATGTATAGGTACTGAAGTATTAAAAGCAAATCCAGAATTATTAAAAATAGTAAAAAAGTTAGAAAAAAAAAATGAAAAAGCTTCAGTAATGTCAATATTTTTACAAGAGAAAGAATGTTTAATATTAGAAGTTGTATATAATTATTTAGATGAATTAAAAATAATAGATAAAGATTGTGTATTGTGTTTTGATGGTATAATGATTAAAAAAAATAAATATACTATTGATCTATTATCTAAATTAAATGAATATGTTTTATCTCAAACAAAATTTAAAATTAATTTTGAAAAAAAAGAAATGACTAATCATTATTTAGAAGAATTAAAATTAGTTAATTGTATATTAGATGATTTTGAAACTGAAGCAATAGAATTTGAAAAAACTCATTGTAAAATTATTAATAAAAGTATTTATATTAAACAAACTGATATTAATTCTGATGTTATTATTTTTTCAAAAACTAGATTAAGAGAAGCATATGAACATTTAGTATGTGGTCATGATAAAAATGATAAACCTAAATTATTTATAGATCAATGGACAACCGGAAATAAAAATATTAGAAAATATGATGATTTAAATTGTTTTCCTTATCCATTAGTATGTCCTGATAATATATTTAATACTTGGACACCTTTTATATGTGAAGGATATACAGATGATTATACACCTAATATAGAAGGATTAAATTTTTTTTTAAATCATATTAAAATTCTTTGTGGTAATGAAGAAGAAGTTAGTGATTATTTTATTAAATGGATAGGTCAAATGATTCAATACCCATCAGTAAAAACTATATGTCCTACTTTAATTTCTAAAGAAGGAGCAGGAAAAGGTTCATTAATTAAATTAATGATCGCAATGTTAGGCGAAAAGAAAGTTTTTGAAACTACTAATTCATCTAGAGATGTATGGGGAGAATTTAATAATAAAATGACAAATAGTTTTTTAGTAAATTTAAATGAGTTATCTAAAAAAGATACTATTGAATCACAAGGTAAAATAAAAGGACTTATAACAGATAAGAGTTTAACTATTAATGCTAAAGGTAAAGACCAATTTGAAATAAATAGTTATCATCGATTTATTATTACTACTAATAAAGATGATCCAATTAATACATCACAGGATGATAGAAGAAATTTAATTATTAGATCATCCGATGAACTTATAGGTAATAAAAAATATTTTATTAAATTAAATTCATTATTAGAAGATATTGAAGTTATTAGAACATGCTACGACTATTTTAAAAATATAAAAAATTTAAATTTATTTAATAGCTTATCTATTCCTAAAACAAATTATCAAGAAAATTTAAAATTATTAAATTATTCTGTTCCTGAACAATTTTTTATTGATTTTTGTAGTAAAAACGATGGTTTAATTGAAGTAGATAATAAAGAATTATATGATTTATTTTTAGATTTTGTTAAATCAAATAATATTGAATATAATATAACACCTTTAAAATTTGGTGTTAAAATTTCTAATTTAAATATATCAGGAATAGAAAGTAAACGTAAAACATATGGTATGAGTCGTAAATTAGATATAGATAAAATTAAAAAACATTTTAATATATCTGATAACCCTTTTAATAATGATGAAGAAGAAAATGAAGAAGTTAAGAATGATATAAAAATTGAAGCTATTAAGCAATATAATAGTTGTTTATTGGATTTTGGAATTTAATTTATATTTATATTTATCAATGTAGGATAAATATTAATATAGTCTACCCCTTTTTTCAACCTACATTACCTACATTAAGATCATTATATATCTATCGTTATCATATTATACGTAAATCCTCAATTTTTAATGTAAATTTAGGTGGTTTTTAAGTTTAATAATAGAAATAAAATATATATTTTTTTTTTTTTTTTTATTTTTTATTTCTATAGCAAAGTCATTTTAACCT